ACGATATATTATATGAAATGGAGGAAAGAATGAAGGTAGCAGTAAAAGACATAAAGCCCAATCCATATAGGAATATGAAACATTATCCTATAAATCAAAACAAGATCGAGGCATTGAAAAATTCAATTCAGAAGACAGGGTTTTGGGACAACATTGTCGCACGTAAAGTGGACAAGTGGTATGAAATAGCGTATGGGCACCATCGTATGCAAGCAGTACGAGAATTAAAGATTGAGTATATTGATATCCCAATTCGTGAGTTAGATGATTCGACTATGCTGTTAATGATGGCCGATGAGAATATGAACGAGTGGCAAAGTGATCCAAGTATTATCATCGAAACAGTGAAAGCAGTAAAGACATATCTTGAAAGTGAATTAGCAAAGTATGGGGATTGGGAGGAGTTGACTGCTTTTAATATTAAAAGCAGTCATGTTGTTTTCAATTTTAAAGATTCAAGGTCTTTTACTATGACAAAGGAACAAGGCGTAGGTGCTCCTATTATTCTTTCTTTTCTCAACGGTGGCAAGGACAAAGGGAACTGGTCACAATCGCAAATATCGGAAGCTCTTATTATTATCAACGGTGAAAAAAATGAGAACATTGACTCGGAAGCAATTCTTGAACTATCAAATTTCAAAGTTAAAAAAGAAATTGAAACTGTAGATAAAAATGGTGGAGTAAAGAAAAAAGAAAAAGAAGAAGGGTACAATACTATTTCTTATGCATCGAAAGCAGCAAAATTATTTAGAGATAATGAAATACCCAAAGAGAAACAGAAAGCACTTGCAAGTAAAATAAAAGAAAAGCTTCAATCTGATAAATATAGAAATATGAAAACAGGAATAGGATCGGAAAGAAGTGATTTTCCAGACAAAGAAGAAAAATTCGAAATGGCAATAAATGAAACTATTTCGGATGAAGGGTATGAAAACATAAAACAAGGTAATAGTAAGAATAAAAAATCTGGTAGGAAAGATATACAAAAAGCATTTTTAGATTACTCTAAATATCTTGGTGATATCAATACAGGTATTAACGAGATTTTTAAGAACTGGGATATTATGGACAAAGACGGTAAAAAATTATTTCTGATTGAATTGAATATGTTCATAGAAATAATAAATGAAAACAAAGAAATATTCAGAGGAGAGAAAGCATGGAAACTATTAGAATAATATATGTTATGAGATGTTTTTATAAGGACAACCTTTTTAAAAAGATAAGATGGGAAGAATTGAAAACAGTAGATGAGATATTGAAAGATTTTGGGAAGCAAGGAATTAAAATTCCTATTGATAATTGTGAATTGCAGTGTTTTAAAAATAAATTGCGTGCTGTCATTTATGCTTGGAGTGATTGGGAATGGGAAAATAATGGAAGGATTGTTGTTAAAATAAAAATGATAGACAATCCTGTTGTTTACGGTTTTACAAAAGATATGAATTTAATAAAAAGAAACAGGATCAGGAATTATAGAAGAAGGCTTCTTGTGGATAAAAGAGATGAAGAATTAGATAATAAAACAAAAAGTATTATTCCTCCGAAAGATGTAAACCTTTTGGAAAAGGAAAAGAAACAATTGGAGGAAACACTTTGATCCAGCAAATAAAGATAAAGAATTTCCAATCACATAAGGACACAACACTTAATCTACATTCGGGAATAAATATTCTAACAGGCAGATCCAATTCTGGTAAATCAGCAGCGATGAGAGCATTATTATGGCTTATCACCAATAGACCAGTAGGTAATTCAATCATTTCATTTTGGAACAGGGATGACAAAGACAATCCTATCGATGAAACATCTGTCACTATTCAAAAAGATGAAAAAGAAATTCGAAGAATTAAATCACCAGATAGAAATGGCTATGATCTTCCCAGTACAGAATTGAATGCGATTAACAAAGATGTTCCAAAAGAAGTAGAAAAGCTGTTGAACATTTCGGATATAAACATTCAAAATCAATTCGATCAGCATTTTCTGTTATCATCGACAGCCGGGGAAGTTGCAAAATTTTTCAACAAAACAATCAAGACAGATTTAATTGATTCCATGCTTTCTGCTATCGAATCAAAAAAGAGAAGCAACAAACAGGATATTCTATCAGTAGAAAAAGCAATTAAGGAATTCGATGAGCAGATCAAGAAATATACTTGGCTTGAGCAAGCAGAAGAAACAGTCAGTCAATATGAAGAATTGAAAGAGATGCTGAAAGTCATAAATGATGAAAAGCAAAGCATTTCTGAAATACTGTCAGAATATAACATATGGCAAACAGTGATAAATACAATGCCTGATACGAAGAAATTCTATGAGATCATCGAACAGATTGCCAGTATAAAAGTAGAATTGGAGAAGATTGAAAATGAAAGAAATAATATCAACAGTGAAATTTCTAATTACAACAATAGCTTTGATATTTATAATCGTTTGCAGGGATTTGAAAATGTGGGCGAGAGCGTTCAGAGAATTGAATCAGTTAGAAAAGAGCTTGAAGAAAACGAGGATAAAATCTTGGAACTCAAAGCAATCATACGAGGAATCACTGAAAATGAAAGAACGATTATGGAATGTACAACAGAAATAGAAAAGTTGGAAAAAGAATTACCAGATGTTTGTCCATTCTGTGGGGAAATAAAAGGAGGAAGAAGATGAAATTGATACACACAGGTGATTGGCATGTGAGGGAGGACAAACCCAGGTGCAGACTTGGGACTGAAGATGAATGGACAAAATTTCAGATGAATTGTGTTGAGCAAGTTCTTAGTCTTGCAAAAGAAAGGAATTGCCCGGTTGTGCATACGGGTGATTTGTTTCATCGTTCATATGTGAATATTTATATACTTAATTTTCTTTGGAAAACGATTCTTGAAATGAATGTTCCAATTTACATCATGGCTGGGAATCATGATCTTCTGTATCATTCTTGGGAAAATATTGATAAATCAGTTTTCGGGATATTCTGGGAATTGACGAAGAGAGGCAAGAACGGAATTCTCAGAGAAATTACTGAAATTGGGGATTACTCTCATTTCGGTATGGAACCAGTGAAAACGAATTCGAAATTATTATTTCTACATGAGCTTATATTTCGCACGGACAAAGAAAGACCAGGATATATAAAATCAACGAAGGCAAAAACTTCACAAGAATTATTGGATGAACATTCACAATATGAAATGATATTCCTTGGGGATAATCACGAATCGTTTATCTATGAAAATAATAATCGAATGGTATTGAATCCAGGATGTTTGACAATACAAACAGCAGACATGATTGAGTATAAGCCGTCTGTTTTTTATGTAGATACAGAAACAAAAAAAGTGGAGCAATTATTTATTGATACTGGAAAAGATTGTATTGTAACAGACGAATATCTCACGAAGGAAAAAGACAGGGATGAAAGGATTGATTCATTTATATCAGCGATTTCCGAGGCGAAAGAAGTATCAATGGACTTTGAAGGCAATCTAAGAACAGCAATGAAAAAAGATGAGCAATTACTTGGGAAAGACGGAATAGGTTTAATCGAAAAACTAATTGAGGAGGTAAGATAGATGACAGAAACTAAATTCAAAGAGATTAAGGACAAAATAAAGAGCCTGGATGAAAAAAGAAATAAGGCGCAGGGTGTAATTGAAAGTACATTGAAGAATCTAAAAGACAAATACAAGCTTTCATCAATAGAGGAAGCCAATACGAAAGTCGAAGAACTGAAAAAAGATTCTGAGTTGTATACAAGTAAGCTTTCAAAACTGGAAACACGGCTTGAAGAATCATATAAATGGGATTCGATATGAGAAACTATAAAGAGCTTTGTGTGAAAGCAAGAAGCAAACTTGAATATATTCAGAAACAAAAAGTAGATTCTGAAAGTAAGTATGATTCATTTATTTTGTTTCAAAAGACAATAGAAATTGTACAAGCATTTATTCAAAAAGTTGCGAAGGAAACACAAGAGAAGATACGATTTCATATTCAAGATATTGTACAGCTTTCATTGGATTATTGTTTCCCAGAAGACAATTATAAATTTGATGTCTCGTTTGATATTGAGCGAGGGAAAACAGTTGCAAATTTATCATTCAAAAAGAATGGCAAGGAAATTGATCCATTAGGTTCTTCTGGTGGAGGTTTGAATGATGTTGTGTCTTTTGCATTGCGATTAGCCGTATGGAGTCTGGGGAAAACAGAACGAATAATAATATTGGATGAGCCGTTCAAATGGCTGTCAAAAGATTTGCATAGTAAAGCCGGGGAACTGTTGAGAAAGCTTTCGGATGAATTGAAATTGCAAATAATAATGACAACCCATTTATCGGCTTTGGAAGAATATGCAGATAAGGTGTTCAAAATAGAATTGATTGATGATGTTAGTATAGTGAGGTAGAAAAAATGGTTCAATACGAAGATTATATTGGTCTGATAAAAAAAGAATCTGGTAAGTACGCAAGAAGATATCATATTTCTTATGAGGAAGCAGAAGCGGAGGGGAATCTTGTATTTTGTGAATGTAGAGTCAAGTTCGATCCTGATAAAGGAAGTTTCTCCACATACTTCGTTCGATGTATGCAGAAACTGAATCAGAAACTTCATAAGGAAAGAAATTATTTTGATAAATGCAGATACAGTGTCGATGACTATGAACTAATTTTTAATGATGTTATAAATGACGAACTTTTAAAGATGATCGGTGTTATGGAATCGGTGAAAAGAAATGAAGAGTGCAAACAGGTATTGGAATTTCTATTGGAGAACCAAACACCTAATGGAAAGTATAAGAATAATCTATTTACTGTACATTCATTGCAGAAATATTTTATTTGTTTGGGATGGAGGGAAACAAGAATTAAAAAAGTGGTAAAACACTTGCGGCATGTATGGAGAGAGATGAGTCGTGTTTGACGCGATTAAATTCTTAGAGACGTATCATATTGAGTATTGGACAGAAGGAAAGAATTGTCAAATAGGTTGGGTGAATATAGCTTGCCCAATGTGTTTTGATGATTCGAATCATGGAGGAATCAATCTCGATAATGGTTATTACAATTGCTGGAAGTGTGGGAAGTCATGGCTTGATCAAGTAATTTCAAAATTATTGAATGTTTCGATTAAAGAAGCACGAAAAATAAAAGACACATATACAGATGATTATGTACATAGATTGAATCTAAACAAAGATAAAAAAGAAAAGCCGAATGAAATAGTAATGCCGGGGGAACCTTTGAACGATCGACATAGAAAATATTTATCTGATCGTGGGTTTGATCCGAATTATCTTGAAGAAAAATATGGGTTGAAGGGAACGGGAATAACTGGAGATTGGAAGTTCAGAATTATGATACCAATACTGTACCAGAAAAGGCTTGTGTCATATCAAGGAAGAGACTATACTGGAAAAGCAGAATTGCGGTATAAAACTTTATCAAAAGAAAAAAGTATTATTGACCCAAAAGAAATATTACTAAATTTGGACAATTGTCGATATAATATAGTTGTGGTCGTTGAAGGTGCTTTCGATGTGTTTAGAATGGGTGATGGTTTTGCAGCAACATTAGGAACAGGAATAAAAGAAACACAGATTAAACTGCTTTCAAAATATGATGAAGTTTGTTTTTTGTTCGATAATGAAGAAAAGGCGCAGGAAGATGCGAAGAAAGCTGGAATGAAGTTGGCAGCATTAGGAGTGAAAGTAAATATATTAAGAATGGATGAAGGTAAAGATCCTGGAGGATTGACAGAAAAAGAGGCGAAGGAAATAAGGAAGGAGATTGACATATGAATAAGAAAATTGCAATTTTTGATATTGATGGAACAATTACAAAAGTGGGTGGTAGAAAGAAGTTGATAGAGAATGAACCAAAAAATTGGGATGAATTCTATTATCGCTGTAATGAAGATGAACCAAATATGCATATAATTGATTTGGCTATTTCTTTATGGAAAAAATACTATCTTTTGTTCTTCTTTACAGGAAGAAGAGAGTCGTGTCGTGTGAAAACAAGGAATTGGATGTATCAATATATGTCAACACCATTGGTTAATTCTTCACTATTAAAAATGAGAGAAGATTCTGATTATAGATAAGATGTTGAAGTCAAGCCTGAATATTTGGAGCAAGTATTTAATTTGGGGTATGAAAAAAAAGATATAGAATTGATTTTTGAAGATCGTACATGCATGGTGAAGAAATGGCGAGAGTTAGGGTATACATGTTTGCAAGTTGCTGATGGAGATTATTAGGAAATGAAAGGCAAATGTTTTTCGGCAGTCAATCGCGGGCAGAGAAAGAAATCGGATTTTTATGAAACACCATATTCTATGACCGAGCAATTATATATGGCAGAAGAATTTAATTCATGTGATTGTTGTGATCCTGCTTGTGGCAATCGTGCGATAGGAAAAGTTTTGAGACACAGATTCAACGGATTTTATGAATCAGATATAAAATTCGGAGACGATTTTCTTAACTCTTCGGACGACGAAATGACGACGATTATAACGAATCCGCCATTCTCTCTTGCTCATGAATTTATTCAAAAAGCAAAATCAATCTATACTGATAAAATAGCTTTTCTTCTTCCAGTTTCTTATCTTCATGGCCAAAAAAGATATGAGGATAAAATATTTTCCGAATTAAAATGTATCTATGTTTTCACGCGATATCCTATGTTAGGCGAACAGTTGCGAGAAGATGGCAAATACCATACCGGGATGATTGCATACGCCTGGTATATATGGACTAAGGGGTGGAAGAAAGAACCTGTTATTAAATGGATAGATAATCAAAAATACGTGATCGGGAAGAATGATAAATGAAATTAGTTGATTATGATGGGAAACTTTTAATTATTAGAATAAAATCCTCATATCAGGAAGAATGGAAAGAGCTTCTTTCTACCGTCAAGGAATTATCCGGCAGAACATTCATAAAAGCAAGAAGTGTGTGGACGGCTTTACCAACAAAAGAAAATATTGAACACCTCAGAATATTTGGTTTCGAATTTTCAGATAATTGCTGTCAATTATTCGGTGAGCAAAAAGAATTTGAAGTTCCTTATAATACAATAAATGTAGACGTAGAAAAACTGAATGGATTATTACCGTATCAAATAGACGGTGTAAAATTTGTTGAATGGAGAAATGGAAGGGCATTGATTGCTGATCAATGCGGATTAGGTAAGACCATTCAAGCACTTGGATATCTGAAAATCCATCCAGAATTGCGCCCTGCTCTTGTCATTTGCCCAGCAGTCATGAAAATAAAATGGATGAGAGAAGCGAAGAAATGGTTGAATGAAAGAGTGGATATATTTATGGGGATGACTCCCTGCGAATTGCAAGATCAAAATATTTCTATTTTCAACTATGATATTCTTGCAGAAGGGGATGCTGAAATACGGAAGGAAGAAGAACAAAGAAAGAAAGAAGCGAAAGAAGTAGGATTACCATACAGGAAAAAAACAATTCCGATTCATGGTTGGTATGAGGAAATAATAAAAACAGATTACAAAATTATGATCATTGACGAATGTCAAAATCTTTCCTCACAATCAGCAATAAGAACAAGAGCATATAAGGAATTGAAAGATAATATAGATAAAATTATTCTCTTGTCTGGTACTCCCATGAAGAATCGACCAGAGGAATTCTTTACTGCTTTGAATACAGTAGAGCCTGAAATATTTTCGAATCACTACGCATATCTACACCGTTATTGTGATTTGAAGTATAATGGTTTTGGTTGGGTGCCTTCAGGCAAGCTTTCGAATGGTGATGAGTTAAGACGATTGGTGAAACCGTTATTGATTGCGAGAGAGAAAAAAGATGTGTTGAAAGATTTACCAGAAAAAAGGGATATCATAATACCATTGTATTGTGAGGAAGAATTCCGTTCTGATTATGAAAAGCAAACGGAAGCATTTACGGAATGGATGAATGCCATTGAAAAAAGATCGGACAATGAGATTAAAAATGAAGTTGAACATTTGAAACAACTTGCTTACTTGATGAAGCGTAAACAAATGATAAAATGGATTGAGGAATTTCTTGAAACCACTGGTGAGAAATTGGTTGTTTTTGCTAATCATAGAAAAGCCATTGAAGATTTAAATGAGGTATTCAAAAAGTATAATCCTGTTTTATTGTATGGTGGAGTTGGTGATAAGAAAAGACAGGAAGCAGTTGACAGTTTTCAAAATGATGAGAAAGTAAAATTATTCATAGGACAGATACAAGCAGCGGGAGTTGGAATAGATTTATTTGCAGCTTCAAATTCAGCATTCGTGGAATTTGTTTGGAGTCCTGTCGATCACGAACAGGCTGGAAGTAGATTACACAGAATTGGTCAGAAGAATGCTGTCAATAACTATTATTTCGTGGCAGTGAATACGATTGAGGAAAGAATTGTTGAACTGTTACAAACTAAAATGAGAAACATCAATTTTTTAGTGAAGGGAGAAGAGGAAGAATTTATTGATGCATCTATTCTGAAAGAAATTACAAAGGATTTTAAGAAGGAGAAATAATGAGAGAGTTAATTTTAGAAGCTCCTGATAAATGGTGTATGGGGATATTTCATATTTGTGATGATAAAAAACCAATATGTCTTAAAAAAGGGAAAAAATTGAAACATAGATTATTTAAATACACGATTTACTATCCATGTTCTAAGGAAGAATTGGATCGTCGTGTGCTTCGTCGTGATGTCTGTGGAAAATGTTTATATATAATAAATAATAAAATATGAAAAAAGAACAACTCGACCTTTCACAAGAATTGAAAGTAATTACTGGGATGATCGTATCAGATCAATTCCTTAAAGAAATATTCCCGATTGTGAAGTCAAAATATTTCCAGACTTTTTACTGCTCCCAGGTATGTGAATGGTGCCTTGAATATTTCAAAGAGTATAAGGAATCACCAAAAAAACATATTCAGGATATCTACACAAAGAAAAGACAATACATTCGGAATGAGGAAGAATTGGAATTGCTGTCAACCTTCCTTTTACGGCTATCAAAAAACTATGAGAAAGAATCACAAATTGGAAATATAAATTTCAGTATTAAGGAATCCATACAATATTTGAAATTACGATCACTTGATATTCTCAAATCTGACCTTGAAGAAGCAGTATTGAATAATGATACTGAACGAGGAGAGCAGTGTGTCTCAAACTATAGCCGGGTAGAAATGGCTGATATCGATGGAATAGATATTCTGAAAGATCATGTGAAAGTTGCTCAATCATTTATGTACGATGATGATGTTTTATTCCGATTCCCAGGACCAATGGGGGAAGCTGTTGGTGATTTTCTACGTAGTGACCTTGTTTCATTTCTCGCAGCGATGAAGCGAGGGAAAACATGGCTATTGATTTATTCAGCTTTGACTGGAATGTATTTTGGTCATAGAACATTATTTATTACATTGGAAATGCCAGCGAAAAGAATAATAAATAGAATGTGGAGAGGATTGGAAGGAATACCAAAGACAAGAAATAATAGTGATGTAGAAATAGACATACCATATTTCGAAGAGATTCAAAAAGATTTATACGAGATAAAACAGAGGAAGGAATTGAAAAAAGGGCTGGATATATCTACAATAAAAGCAAGCATGAAAAAATATGTTAGAATGTTTCGTAGAGGTGGGTTGGTTGTGAAACAGCTTCCTCCATATTCAACTACGGTCGATGATGTTGGAAGGGTGTTGGATAATTTAGGATACTATAATAATTTTGTGCCTGATATTGTTGTGATTGATTACGCCGATCTTATGAGTGCATCAAATACAAGGTTGGATTATAGACATCAGCTTGATGATATTTGGAAGGGATTACGGGAATTAGGGTTGAAAAGAGAAGTATTGGTATTGACGGCTTCGCAGACATCAAGGAAAGGACTGAATGCTGATACGGATGAGAATGATACGGCTGAGGATATTAGGAAAATAGCACACGTATCTAAATTGATAACGATAAATTCAAGTCAAAAAGAAAGGGAATTGAATTGTTTTAGGATACGAACATCGATAGAAAGAGAGGAAAAAGTACATCATAGACAAGCATTGGTGTTGAATTGCTATGATATTGGCAGGGTGTATGTGGACAGCCAATTTGAAGATCAGGTAAAAAGGGAGAAATAAAATGAGAGAAATAGTTGTTGTGATTAAAATAGATGATGAAGACAAAGATAATAACTTAAAAAATAAGACAGATGAAAAAATTATAAGTATGATTCTTGAAAAAAGAAAGACCTCTCTGATAGAAGGATGGTATATTTTAGATGAGCATTAAAAAAATAATTTAATAAACATTTGCAGTGAATCGATATAATATATGTGAAGGAGAAAATGAATTGGGCAAAAATATAAATGATCTTTTAATTTCAAGAGAAATACGAAAAGATATTATTGATAAATATGGAAGTGTGCCTTCATCAATTTGGGATGTTGATTATAGTCAGTTGAAACAGGTAACTGAGCTTGATGAACGCAAACAAGATATTGCTGCAAAAAGATTGCATGAAAATATGAAAAGTATTCAGAATTGTGATGGGGATCTTAGAAAAGCATTTAGTACAAGTGGTAAAGGAGTAAGAGGAAAGAAACAATCTTCCGGGATTTCCACATTTCCTCCGAATATTTGTAGAAATATTGTTTTGTTTTATTCTGAGCAAGGTGAGACAATTCTTGATCCGTTTGCTGGGCATAATAGTAGAATGGAAGTGGTATGGAGAAATAAAAGAAATTATATAGGTTATGATATTTCGGTTGATTTTATGAAATTTAATGAGAGGGTTAGAGAAAAAATAATATATGAGGATTCTTTTTTAGGAGATAATAATTGCAAAATTGAATTAAAAAATAAAACATCTGAAAAGCTTGATGAGATTGATAATTCAATTGATTTGATTTTTAGTTCCCCCCCCTATTGGGATTTAGAATTTTATGGTAACGAGATTGAACAATTGGGGAAGGAGAAAGAATATGAAGGTTTTCTTAATCGACTTGAAACAATATTTAGAGAATGTTATCGTGTTTTGAAGCAGAGTAAATTTTTTGTGATAAATATAAATGACTTTAGAAAAGATGGAATATTTTATAGTTATCATAATGATATTATAAATTTATATAGAAAGATAGGGTTTAAAATGCATGATGTTATTATAATGAATTATAAGCAATCAATTGCACAGTGCTTTGCTTCTCAAATAGAGACGAGGAAGACAACGGCGAAAATTCATGAGTATTTAATTGTGGGGAAGAGATGAATTATACAGACTTCTTGAAATCGAAAGAAATGAAAATTCTTTCGAATGGAATCGATATTGAATTATCACAAATAAATCCAATATTGTTTGATTACCAAAAAGATATAGTTAGATGGGCTGTGAAAAAGGGAAGATGCGCTGTTTTATTAGATACAGGTTTGGGGAAAACATTTATACAAATTGAATTCGCTCGATTGTTTTTAGAAATTGCTCGGTTATTAAATCAAAATACTTTAATTATTGCGCCCTTATCTCTTTCAAGGCAAACAATAAAAGAGGCTATTAAAATAAATATAAAAATAAAATATGTGCGGTCAAAAGATGAAATAAATGAAAAAGGAATTTATATAACCAATTATGAAATGATTGATTCATTTGATTTTAGTGTTTTTGATATGGTTATTCTTGATGAGTCGAGTATCTTAAAAGGGGTAGGTGGTGTTTATAGAAGAAAGTTAATAGAAAAATGTAAAGACGTTAGGTATAGAATGGCGTGTACAGCAACACCCGCGCCAAATGATTATATTGAAATAGGAAGCCACGCAGAATATCTTGGTATTTGCACACACGCGGAAATGCTTGCTCGATTTTTTATAAATGCAAATAAAGAACATACTGTTAGAGGAATTGACGGTGAATTATCGGCTAAAAAAGGAATGAATAAACATGGTGTGGAATGGAGGATAAAACACCACGCAGAAGAAAAATTCTATGATTGGCTTTCTACATGGGCAATTTGTTTTACTAATCCTGAGA